TTTAGACTGCTCGGTATTCGCTTGGCTTATACGTTCAGACTTTCCTGTCTCACGAGATTCTTCGCGGGCATCTAACTGCGACTGCTCTACACCTCTAAGTTGCATCTGGTATTGGAACTCTACCCCCATAAGTTGTTGCTTAAGGGCCGCCTCACTCTTCATCTTCTCTATAGCCATCGATGCCTCAGATTGTTGTAGCTGCATCTTCGTTTGCAACTCCATCTGTTGCTTCTGCATAGCCGCTTGCGCCGCCATCTGTTGTGACTGCTGATTGACTTGAGCTTGCATCTGTTGCTTCTGCGCCTCCATCTGCTGCATCTGCGCCATCTTCTGCTTCCTTTTAACTTTAAGCAACTGGTTGGCCAGCTTAAGGTTTCTCATATCACGTATATCGATAGCGTCTTCCAGGTTTATATCTTTCTGAGAAAGGGCCATCTGGATATTTGCTTCGAGCTGTGCCTTCTGCTCTTCGTCAGGAGACATCTCTATAAATATACCAAAGTCATATAGGTATAGGTTTTGTATCTGCTCCAAAATTCCTAAGTTATATTTCCCTACTTGCATAGCAAACTCGTCGCGGAAATCTGCATACTCTAAAACGTCAGCTATACGTAGAGATAGAGCCTCCGCTATAGTTTTAGTAATAAATAAACTTGCCTGGAGGATGTGTCGTGTAGCGGTATTGGAGTTTAAAGCGGCTAACTTCTGTACCCCCACCAAAGAATTTGGATCAGGAGTAGACCCGTCCCGGGCTTCGTTAAGTCCCGTTACACCTCGTATCATATCTAAATAATGGTTATAGTTTCCTATAAGCATCTGAAGTTTTCCCGCTCCGCTATTAGAAGTTAGCTGAGTGATAGGAACCTTAGCATTATTATATTCTCCGTCTTGAGTATAGCTCCTTCCTATAACGCTACCCGTTTGGAAGTACAAACGTAATGCGTCTTCAGGGTTGTAAGCATTTCCTGTTCCTAAATCTATCTCGTTCAATCCATCGGCATCAATAAATACCCCGTCAGGGACCACGCGAGAGACAACCTGCTGGATTTTTAAGTGTGTCATTTGGATAAGATCCGCAAAAGGGATCATCCTTCTCACTAAAGATTCCACTACACCTTTGTACATACGCGGGGCACACGCGACATAGTTAGCCATAGCAAACTGGTTTGCTGAGTTTGGTCTAACCATATTTTTCATCATATCCCACTTAAGGATAATATTGGTTCCCATAACCATAACCCCCTCATACCATACATCTATACGCTTCTCTACTTTTTCAAAACTTCCTTCCTCCATCATCTCTTCTGGCGGGTTAAATTGATCGTCCTTCTCTACCGTCTTAAAACTCCCATCCTTCATAGTCTTCTTTTTATATACGAAGCTATTAGTGGTTTTATAATTAAAGTAAAGGAGGGTACATGTGTCACGAGCGAACATACTGTTCTCATACATCTGTGCCACATTATAGTAGTCGTACCACGATTGGCTATACTGAGAAATTTCTTCTAAGTCTTTTTCTGTAAGGTCGGGGTTTATTTTTAATACCTCCGTAATAGGGATAGTTTTTAACTCTCCCCAATAGAAGCAATCTTTAAAGTAAGGGTCTTCGGTATAGCTATACACCACATTAGCTGGGTCTACATACTCTACCCTCACGCCATCCCCTTCTTGGAAAACATGTTTAGTTATACCTAAGCCTAATGTAGTGATGTCATAGTCTACGCGTTTACGCAGATCGTTATAATGACTCTCTTCGAGCATAGTATTTATAGCCACCTCATTAGCAATCTCTATAGAAGGTTTATAATTTAATTGCATAAACAACTCCATCTCCTGATCATTTTCAGGGAGGTTGTCAGGGTTTACAGTAAAAGGGTCTACGCCGAAGTCTTTTTGTATCTGCTGGAAAAGATCCTTAGCTATCATATCCTTCTCCACTACATTTTGAAACTCGTTACGTTTTTCCGCAGAGAGAGAGTCTTGGGCAAAACATTTTATATCAAATAATCTATCCGACATCCCGTTCACAACTATATCCACAAACTTTGGGATAATAGGGATAGGAGTCCAGTCCAGGTTTAGGTAGGATAAATCTCCGTCTATAGCTAATTCATTTTTGTATTTAGCAATAGATTGCTCCCCGCGGGCATATAACCGAAGTTTATGAAACTCTAAAAACTGACTGTAAAATCGACACGAAAGTCCGTCCCTTCTGAACCATTCATACTGTATTGCTTGACCTACCTGAAGCCCAAACTCCTTCTTTGCTTTATCTGAATCCGATACAAATTGGTTTGGAAAGGTAGCAGAGGTGATATCTATTTGGAGTCCCTTCATCTAATTATTTGACTTACTGTACTACTGTTGTTATATTTTGCAAAGTTAAGGCTTATTTTCGCTTTCTGTTTCAGGGGTGTATATAAATGTTTCTGGTTAGCCATGATAGCTAACCCCGTACTTATAGACGCATCAAACTTCGTTCTGTTGTTAATATCAAATTTGGCCCAATCCTCTAAGGTACGACGAAAATACATACTCCCCATGTCGTCTTGAGGGCGGTATTCTCCAGTTAAATCTATGCCTACATGTTTTTCTATATATGACTCTATAGCTGCGGCGTGAGATTGCTTGACGTCTTCCGAGGTATTAGGTATACCCCCCAGTTCTTTTTCCGTGCGGGAGAGTTTAGTGTATACTTTGTCCGGACGGTTTAAAGAAAACCCGCGGTACCCACGGTTTTTTAAATGGTAAAGTAAGCGAGGCTTATTATTCTCACACAAAATAGGCATACCGTAGAAGGCGCACGCCATAAGAACCTCTTCAAAAAATATCTCCGCCGTTTGTGGGCGAGCGATATATTCTAAAAAGAACTCATTGCTTGGAGCTTCGTCCATATTAAATTTAGTCAGTCCATGTAAAGATCCGTTAGACCCTTTCCCTACTACTACTCCCGAGATATCATATGAGTCGCACCCAAAAGACCCTAAGTGTTCGTTGCCAGGGTATTTAATCCCGTGGCGCACTTCGATATTGTTTTGCATATGAGGCTTCGGGGTCCACCCCACTAAAAACCTTCCCGCCTTATCGGGAGACCATATAACTTTTGAATCTTTAATCCCATCCTTCCAACGGAAAGACCCACGCGTAAGGTGGTGATCCATAATTAAAGAGTCGTTATAGTCTATCTGCTGATATATCTTCGTGAGGTTAAATATAGATTGCTTACTCTCGTCACGGAAAGCGTGGGACTCGGTGCGAGGAAATTGTCTATAAAATTCATTCAAAGCATCCGCGTCTTGCGAGAGCGAGCCCACTTCATTCTCCCAGTAGTCTATAGCTCCAAGAGTTATATCTTCTCCATCTATACCTACCAATACTTTCGAAGGGGTACGTAAGACGGGCATACCATATATATCGAGAAAACCCTCCATATTCCACTCCATAGGGACGAAGAGACAATATAAGCCGCTTTTTGTTTGTCCGTTAGCGTTACGCTTAGAAGGGAAAGAGTCTTCATATAGGGCTTTGAAATTTCTACCCCCTTTATCCAAAGCGTTAGAGGTAGAGCCCATCATACATTTCCCTACCACCTTACTTCCTAAACGTAGACATGTCTTAGTAACGCGCCAGTTGTTTAAAATATTGTCGGGTTTGTCCCACTTCCCACTCTCATCATGTATAAGTAGCTGCAGCTTCTCTCCATCATAGCTATTGTCTCCGGTATTTTTCCAGTCTATAGTGGTATCCAATCCCTCCAGCTCTTCCTCTTCGAGTTTGTACATGTTTTTCTTTGTAATCTTCGAAGCAGGAACACGATAAGCCAACTCTGTTTTAGGCTTATCCATTCCATCCTGTATCGGTTTAAAGAAAAACGGATAGTTGTTAGAAATAGGGACAACTTTGTCGGTGAACATTTTTTTAGCATCGGATCCTGTTTTTGAGAGTATACCTACCCTCGAGTCTTTAGTTATAGTAGCCTGGTTTACGCCTTCGCTGGAGCTCATAAAAGAAAAGCCAGAACGACGAATCTTTAAATAGCACATGCCAAAGCTACGCTTATCTGCTTTACATGCCTCCCAAAAGATATAAAATATTCTATTTGCTTCCCGAAAGTCGGGGTGACCTACGTCAATCTTTGTCCACTGCAGATACATATAGTGAGTGCCCGTCATATATGTAGGGGTACCGTTGTTTAGAAACCAGAAACCTTCCTCACGCCTATCGAACTCCGCCTCTATATATTCTACCCACTTAGATTTAAAAAGGTCTGGGGTTTCGTGCCACTGGAATATAGACTTAATACGTTTTAAGTCTTTACTATACTCAAAAGGCTCCCAATATTGACCCTCTTTTTTCTTCGAGCGAGAGTATATATGTTTAGGGGTTTTAGGCAACGCCACTAAGAGCCCGTTGATCGCATATATATCCCCTATCTGTCCCGTCTTAGAGATAACTACGACGTCATATTTTGGGTCATAGCCATACCTCCATGTGCGGGCGCGGTTTTTATTCACCACCACATGTTTAGGTATAGCTTTTTCTACTATCCTGTATAATTTATTTTGATCGGGACTCGGCAAATCCTTTTAATGTATTGTTTTTTTTCTCTATGACACCTCCCTCTAAGAGGGCTTTCTCCTCTTCTATCCTTTTTAATATCTCAAAAGCATCCATGATACACAGCTTCTTGGTAGCGGCGGCATTCTTTAACCTGTCTGCCGCCAACTCATCATCGGTATCAAACTTTATAATATCTTCTTTAGCCACCTTAATTAACTGTATAACAGCCTTTTCCCCCGCTTCTATAATCTGTAATTTAATCTCCTTGCTGTCCATCTTCTTTCATTTTTGCTAAAGCCTCTTCATACCCAGGCATAAGTTTTAAAAGCCTTAACGTCCCCAGGGCTAACTCTCGGGTTTGTTGTTCCTCTAATATAAGCTTTTTTAAATTTTCCGTTAGCGCCTCTGTATTTACC